ATGCTCACCCTGACCGGCTCCAACAGCGCCTCGGCTCTGGCCTCCACGCCTGCCCGCTATATCATCGGCGACGAGCGCGACCGCTGGGCGACCAGCGCCGGCACCGAGGGCGACCCGTGGGCGCTGGCCGAAGCACGTCAGGCCACATTCTACAACGCCAAGGCGGTCGAGGTCTCCACCCCGACCATCAAGGGCAACAGCAACATCGAAACGAGTTTTTACCAAGGCACGCAGGAACGCTGGTGCCACCGCTGCCCCGAGTGCGGGGAGTACAGCGAGATCGTGTTCGACAATATTCACTTCGACCCGGAGGTCAAGAGGATCCGCGGGAAAAAGTCGTGGAGCCTCAAGAGCGGCGTCTCGTGGAGCTGCCCGGCGTGCGGCTGCTTGATCCCCGAGGACACCATGCGAAAGCAGCCTGCCAAGTGGATCGCCGACAACCCGGACGCCTACAAGAAGGGCGTCCGTTCTTTTTGGCTCAATGCCTTCTCGAGCCCGTGGACTCCGTGGGAGAAGATCGTCCTCAAGTTCCTCGACGCCAAGGATGACCCGCAGCGCCTCAAGGTCGTCTACAACACCCTGCTCGGCCAACTGTGGGAAGATCGCGGCGACCTCGAGGACGAGGACACCATGCTCGCCCGCCGTGAGGACTACGGCACCCGCTCGGACGGCACCCCTGTGGAGCTGCCTGACGGCGTGCTCGTGCTGACCTGCGGCGTCGACACTCAGGACAACCGCCTCGAATACGAGGTAGTCGGCCACGGGAAGTACGGCGAGACGTGGGGCGTCGTCAAGGGCTACATCATGGGCCGGCCAGACACCCCGGAGGTCTGGCAGCGACTCGACGACGTGGTCGACCACGTCTACAAGTTCAAAAACGGCCGCGGCCTGAAGATCTCCATCACCTGCGTCGACTCCGGCGGCCACTTCACCCAAGAGGTCTATGAGGCGTGCCGGGCCCGCGCCGGCAAGCGCGTCTTTGCCATCAAGGGCAAGGGCGGCGACGGCATCCCCTTCGTCTCGCCCCCGAGCAAGGTGCCGATCCGCGACAACAAGCGGATCACCTGCTGGCTCTACACCATCGGCGTCGACGCCGGCAAGGCGACGATCATGGCTAATCTGAAGGTGCAGGAGCCCGGGCCAAAATACTGCCATTTCAACCGGCACCCCGACGCCGGCTATGACCTCAATTTCTTCAACGGGCTCCTCTCCGAGAAGCTGGTGCTCACGCACACGCGCCGCGGCGACCGCTGGGCGTGGGAGAAACTGCCCGGGCACAACCGCAACGAGGCCCTCGACTGCCGCGACTACGCCAACGCCGGCCTCAAGATCATCAACCCCGACATGGACGCCATCGAGCGCCGCCTGCAAGGGCTGGAGGAAAAACCGAAGGCCCCGCAGCAGCGACGGCAGCGGCAACGGCACAACCGGGCCGACGCCTTCGACGACTGGTAAGGAGGACACACCACAATGAGAAAGACCCGCGAACAAATCGAGTACCAGCTCTCCATCAAGAGGAACCGGCTGGAGCTCTACCTGAAGCGAGAGGCCGAGATGCTGGACGGAGGCGTCCAGAGCTACGCTGCAAAAATCAAACACGCGCAGAAGGACTTCCTCACCAGTCAGGGGATCCACGCGATCATCGACTGAGGAGGTGAGCAGCATGGCCGCAAAGAAGCGCCGGCGCAAGCGTAAAAAGAAAATCGAGGCGAGCAAAAAGCTCGCATACTGGGCGGCCAGCGTGGCAACGCTCAGCGCAGCCAGCTCTCTGCTGCTCTCTGCCTTCGGGCGCGACCCGGTCGGTGAGCTGACCGGCACCATCTTCACCGCCTGCGTCGGCTATCTAATCACATACGCCGGCAAGAGCCTCGGCGAGAAAATCAGCCGAAACCGCCACGGGCTCGACGCCGACGGCAACCCGCTCCCGGATCCGTCCGGGGACACTCTCAACAATGAGGAGGCAAAAGGATGAACACCATCGACATCACACCCATCGTCAACGCAGCCCTCGCCCTGATCGGCGCCGGCGTCAGCGTTTTCCTGATCCCGTGGCTGAAGAAGCAGACCACCGAGGCACAGCGCAAGGAGCTGACCGCGTGGGTAAAGATCGGCGTCGCTGCCGCTGAGCAGCTCTACGTCGGACAGGGCCGCGGCGAGGAGAAGAAGCAGTACGTCCTCGACTTCCTGAAGCAGAAGGGCTTCAAGGTCGACGAGGAAAGCGTCGTCAACGCGATCGAGGCAATCGTCAAGCAGCTCAACACTGAGGGCCTGACCATCGAATAACGGAGAGGGCGGGCTCCGGCCCGCCCTTTTCTTGCTTGTAAAGGAGGCAAACCCATGAAAAACCAGAACACCGACGACATCAAGCTGAAGCCCGGCGAGACCATCACAGACGAGACTCTCGACGAGCTGACCGGCGGGAAAGGAGACAACAATGAGTAACAGCCCTCTGGTGGTCTACACCAAGCTCAGCCCGAACCACTCGGGCAAGCGCACCAAGAAGATCGACACCATCACGATCCACTGTATGGCCGGCAACTGCTCCGTCGAAACCTGCGGCAACCTGTTCGCCAACTCTGCGCGGCAGGCGTCCAGCAACTACGGCATCGGCACCGACGGCCGGATCGCCCTGTACGTCGACGAGGCAAACCGCTCGTGGTGCACCTCGTCCAACGCCAACGACCAGCGGGCCGTCACCATCGAAGTCGCCAACAACGGCGGCGCGCCTGACTGGCCCGTCTCCGCGAAGGCATACGCCGCGCTGCTGGATCTCGTGACCGACATCTGCAAGCGCAACGGCATCAAGCGCCTCGTCTGGTCGACCAGCAAAAACGACCGCGTGAACCACCTGAACGGCTGCAACATGACCGTGCACAGGGACTACGCGAATAAGAGCTGCCCGGGCGACTACCTCTACAACCGCCACGGCCAGATCGCGGCCGAGGTAAACAAGCGCCTCGGCATCACGGACGCAGGCGGCAGCACCGGCGGCCAGACCTCCGGCAGCACCGAGACCGGCCTGAAGGTCGGCGACGTGGTCAACTTCAAGGGCACGCAGCACTACACCAGCGCAGCGGCCAAGGACGCCAAGACCTGCAAGCCCGGCAAGGCCACCATCACGGCCATCGCGGCCGGCAAGGCGCACCCGTACCACCTGAAGGCGGTCAGCGGCGGCGGCTCCACCGTTTACGGCTGGGTAAACGCTGCGGACATCTCGACCGGCAGTGCCGGCACGGCCACGAGCTACCGCGTGCGGACGACGGCCGACGTGCTGAACATCCGCAAGGGCCCCGGCACCAACTACGGCGTCGCCGGCCAGATCAAGGGCAAGGGCATCTACACCATCGTCGCCGAAGCCGCAGGCCCCGGCGCGACCAAGTGGGGCAAGCTCAAGAGCGGCGCGGGCTGGATCTCTCTGGACTACGTCACGAAACTCTAAAACCGCATAGAAAAGCAGAAACCCGCCCGGAGATCCCGGGCGGGCTTTTTCAGTTATGTGGGGCTTTACTCCTCAGCGTCAGGATCCGGCACTTCACCGGCAGCGGCGAGCTCGGCCTCTGTTGGATGGAACCGCAGTACACGGCCCTCGGAGTCATAGAAACCGCCGAGCGCGATGGTGAAAATATCAACCAGCCAGCCGATCCCGCAGGCCCCGGCCGTCAGCAGCCAGATGACGCCCGTGCCGGTTTTCCCAACATAGAACCGATGGACACCGAAGAAGCCGAGGAAGATGCACAGCAGCAGCGCCACCGTCTTATTTTTCGGGGACGTCGGCCGCTGCGCTGCGGGGATGCTGACCGCGCCCTGCTGCGCGCCGGACTTCCCGCTGGAGCTCGTCGTATAAGACAAGCCCGTCCCGGGGATCCCGACGGTCGTGTGGCTTTTTCCCGTCGTGCTGATCGTGTGCTTCAGACCCTTCGGGCCGAAGCTGACGCTCGCGCTTTTCTTGTTAAGGTTTACCCGGACACCCGGGGCAATTTTGAAACTACGTCTGAACCGTGTACCCATGCCGTTACCTCCTGTTTGCGTTTTTTAGTGTTTAGTCATCTTTGGCATAATATTACCATGCCAAAACTGGTAAAGTCAATATTGCATAGTCATCTTTAGGATAAAAGGAGGCGAGGGCGGCGAAAATCCACAAACCAGACGGCAGGTGCAACATCTCCGGGGAGCGAGTCAAAGAGGAACGGCTGCGGGCTGGTCTATCACAGGAACAGCTCGCCTACAAGCTCCAGATCATCGGACTGGACGTCACGCAGAAGGTCATCAGCCGCATCGAGAACGGCAGCAGAGTCGTCGCTGACTACGAGCTGGACTATCTGGCGACCGCCCTCGGCACCACGATCAACCACCTGCTCGGGAAAGAATGAGAAAACCGCACGGCAGCGACGCCGTGCGGCTTTTTTATGTGAAAAAACGCGGGAAAATGTTGAAAATCTGCCGAATTATGCTTGACATTATAGAGCAAATGCTCTATAATATAATCACAGGCAAGGGATAGCCGAGTACAGAAAGAAAGGAGAACAAAACCGCGGAAAGGAGGCAAAGCCGTGGATGCTGAGCAGATGAAAAAACTGCTCGAGCTACTGGAACAGGCTCTAAAGTGTGAACAGGTTGCCACCATCACAATCACGATAAAGCCGAACCAAAAGCCCAAGCAGTAAGGTCGAAGGACGGCGGGAAAAATCCCGCCCGCCGTTCCTTTTTATTATAACCACGAAACCACGGCAAAGTCAAGCGGGAGGAACAACATGGACATCTCGATCAAAGTGACCTACAAAAGCGAGGGGCTGCAAAAGCTCCGCAAAGCTGCCGGCCTGTCTCAGTCTCAGCTCGCCGATCTGGCCGGGATCAAGGTACAGGTGCTCCAGCAGTACGAGCGCGGCGCCCGGGACATCAACGGCGCGAAGCTGCCGACGCTGCTGAAGATCTGCAACGCGCTGGAGTGCAGGCTGGCCGACATCATCACAGACGAGGAGACGCTCGAGCTCCTGAAAAAGTACGAGGAACACTGACACACAGAAGGGGCGGCCGGCGGGCCGCCCCTTTTCTTTTATCACGGAGGGGAACACAATGGGACAGCACTGGAGCCATCTGACACCGACCAAGCGCATCCAGCTCGACGCCTTCATCCGCGCAGGAATGAAGCCGACAGACATCGCCAAAGAGCTCGGCGTCCATCATACGACCATCTACCGGGAGCTGAAGCGGTGCACCTATGAGCACCTCAACAGCGACTACACCACCGAGACCAGATACAACCCCGAAGGCGCACAGGCCCGCTATGAGGCCAACCTCCGCGCCAAGGGGCCGGAGCTGAAGATCGGCAACGACTACGAGCTGGCCGACTACCTGATCGCCAAGATCCGCGACGAGAAGTACAGCCCGGAGGCCGCGATCGGTGAGGCCGAGGTTAAGGGCTGGCCCTTCAAGACCCACATCTGCGCGAGCACCGCCTACAACTACATCCGCGGCGAGATCTTCGGCGACGAGCTGACCGTCTCCATGCTGCCGCAACACGGCAAGCGCCACCAGCCGGAGCGCCCGGCCGGATCCATGCCACGCAAGCCCGCCGGCCGGAGTATCGAGGATCGCCCTGAGCACATCAACGACCGCAGCACCTTCGGTCACTGGGAGATGGACAGCGTCGAGAGCTGCCAAGGCGTCAGCAACACCTACATCGTGATGACCGAGCGCAAGACCCGCCGCGAGATCATCATCCCCTCGCCGGACAAGACGGCCGCCAGCGTCGTCGCTGCGATTGACGGGCTCGAGGCCAAGTACGGCGACCTGTTCCCGAAGGTATTCAGATCCATCACCTGCGACAATGGCTGCGAGTTTGCAGACGCCGCCGGGATCGAACGAAGCGCCAGCGGCAAGGGCACCCGCACCGAGGTCTACTACTGCCACCCCTACCGGCCGAGCGAGCGCGGATCCAATGAGAACCAGAACGGCCTCATACGTCGGCACCTGCCGAAGGGCACCGACCTGAGCACGGTCTCCTACGAGGAGACCAAGCGGATCGAGGCGTGGCTCAACAACTACCCGCGGAAAATGTTCGGTTATCTGTGCTCCGAGCAGCTTTTCCGCGAGGAAATGGCCCTCATTCTGGCCTCGTAAAATTATTTTTGCTTTTTTGTGCATTTACTCTTGACAAACGGCCTATTTGGTTACCGGCTCACCTTTTTCCGGTATGTTGTCGGCTCAAAGGCTCCAATGGCCTCACAGACGCCGCACACATCCGGCCGGTGGTCGAAGACAGCGCCACAGAACACACAGCGGTAACCGTCTACTGTGACCACCTGCTCCTGGGACATGGGTTCGGACTCCTTTGCCGGATGGTTGCGCTTGAGCCCTGCCAAGGCACTCATAAAACGGAATTCATGGTCCTTCTCAATTTGAGAAATCTGCTCAAAGAGCACCGCGATCTCGTCCAGCCCCTCCTCGCGGGCGGTTTGGGCATAGCCGGGATAGAGCTTGGTCCACTCCCCATATTCCCCGGTCATCGCCTCCTGAAGGTTGTCCGCCGTGCTGCCGATGCCGCACAGCCTCTGATACATCAGTTTGCCGTGGACTCCTTCATTCTGTGCCATCCGCTCAAAGAGCTCGGCCACTTCAGCATAACCCTCCTGCCGGGCCTTGTCGGCAAAAAAGAGATACTTATTGCGGGCCATAGACTCCCCGCTGAAGGCATTCCACAGGTTCTGCTCGGTACGCGTCCCTTTTATATCCATATTGATTCTCCTTAAATAATAATAATTACTATTATTATATTATTTTTCTTTTGGTTGTCAAGAGAAAAATTCGTACCGATCAGCCCGCCATAACGGAGTTCTGTTGTTGGCTGCGACCGTTCTGCCGGGATGGCAGCACCTAGTGGGCCAGCCGTCCGAAGTACCAGCCGGTGACACCGTCCTTCTTCACCAGCGCCCGGTCGGAGATGCGCCGCACCACCGAGAGGGTGTCGCCGGGGCGCACCGCCAGACGGTAGTCGGTGGAGTCCTCACACCGGGTCACTCCCCGGTCCACATAGAGATACTCGGTGAGCACCTCCAAGACCCGGCCGGTCTCCAGGTGGCGGCAGAGGGAGAGCTCCGCCCCCCGCTCCAGCACCTCCAGGGCGTTGCGGCCCCAGCGGATGTTTACCGAGTCCGCCGACGGGGCCTGGGGGTCCAGGGCGGTGGCGGTAGGCAGGCCGTCGTAGGCGAACCAGGAGAAGGCCCCGCCGGGCCTTTCCGGCAGCACCAGGGCGTTGAGCTGGCCGTCCACCTTGAGGGAGCAGCCGCCGTCGATGGAGGCGATATGCCGCCCCTCCGCCAGCAGCGGGGCGGCGGAGGGAACGTGGGGGTGATAGAGGGTCACCGGCCAGTGGCCCACGATGCACCACCGC